GTGATGCAGCAGGCGCTTGAGGCGTTGGAGCTGCTCTTAGATGAGTCAATGGTGCCGTTGACTGACGAGTCTATGGCAACTGAGAACTCAGTAGCTGTGTGGCAAGCAGGCGGTGACGCCATTGCCGCCCTAAAGCAAGCACTGGGGGAGCAGCCATGAGTAAGCGACCAACCACCGGTCAATGCGTGCTGTTCGGCCTCACTGCCGGCATAGGGAGCGCGCTGCTGTTTTGGGTGGTGATGCTTTTGCTTGCCGCCCTAAAGCAAGCACTGGGGGAGCAGCCATGAGCACTTTATTGAGATGGCTCAGCTGCTTTGTTTTGGCTGCTGTCATCGTAAGCTATCTAACACCTTACGACGATACAGACCCGCCAGACGGGCGAAGCGGCATCAAGCTTTACACCGACCATCGCACGGGTTGTCAGTACCTTAGCTTTGGAGTGTTTGGCGGAACTCTGCAACGGTTCGATGCCAACGGAACACACATTTGTGAGACAGCCCCATGACCAACGCGTTCACCGCCAAGCCCGACGTATCCAAGTGGGCCAAAAAAGCTCGCAACGCGCACACCAACAGCGTCAATGCTGAGCGCGGCCGTCCGGCTGTCAACGACATCCATATGCCGGGTTCGCGGACCCAACCACCACCCAAGATGATGAAACGGAGTAACCGATGAGTCTGTCATCCAAAGCCATGATCGTCACACTCAACGTGTCGTGCTGGACTGCCCGTAAGCAGGACAAGCGCGTCAGCGCTGAAGTCGACGCCAACCACAACGCCAAGGACGCTGGCCGCTACAACAAGCTGCTAATCGACAAGTCCCACCTGGACCCGCTCACCAGCCACGCTGGCGCCATCCGGCAGTACCACTACAAGATGACTCTGCCCTGGATGGACAACGGCGGCCGCCTTCTGCCGTCCAAGCTGTTCTTCGAGTACCAGCGCGAGATGGACAGGTTCAAAACCAGCTACACCGCGCTAGTCGACACGTTCCTGGCCACGTACGACCCTGTGCTCATTCAGCAAGCTCGGCAGCGGCTTGGGACGTTGTACGACCCCGAAGACTATCCGCCCGCTCACGATCTACGCTCTAAGTTCGGCGTAGAGATCGACATCGCCAACGTGCCGGCCGCGTCCGACTTTCGCGTCGACGTGGGTGACGCCGAACGTCAGCGCATCCAGGCTGAGATGACCGAGAAGCTGGCCAAGCGCCAGAAAGACGCGATGGACTCTGCTTGGGAGCGGGTCCGCGCTTCCGTGCAGCTGATCCACACACGGCTGTCTGCAGACAAAGCCATAGTTCACGAGTCGCTGATCAGCAACGCCCGCGAACTCATGGAACTGCTGCCTGGCTTGAACGTGGCCGACGACGAGCGTATGACCGTCGTGGCTGATCACATCACCCGTGACCTTTTGGTGGACATATGGACACTGCGCAACAGCAAGAAAGCCCGGCTGGAAGTGGCGGGGAAAGCAGCCAACATCTTGAAGCTCATCCCCTCACCAAGCTGAAGAAACGGTTTGCAGCGCTTTCGCTTAGCGATCAAGCCGCGCTACTTGCAGAGTATTCAGATATCAACACCGACCACCGCTGGTGGGAGTTTGAGTATGAGCACTTCATTGCAGTCATGGCGGACGAAGGCATTGCTGCAACAAACCTCGTGTTTAGCGGGTTTTGGAGCCAAGGCGACGGCGCGTCGTTTGAAGGCGGCGTCAGCGACTGGAAAGCGTTTTTCGCTGCCCATGATCGCGACAACTCTTACTCCAACCTGCGTGCTGCTATCGAAAGCAAGCACATCACGCTGTACTGCTACTGCAAGCGAAGCCGTTCTTCTCACTACGTTCATGAAAACACCATGCACTGCGAAGTGCAGCTGGATTTTGAAGACGTGGTGTTCAGCAGCCCGCTGCAAGACCTTGCGTACCAAGACCTCATGGTCAAGTGCCGCACAGAGATTGAATCCTTGGAGATGGCGGTCGACGACATCTTTCGAGGACACGCCCGTGACTTGTACCGCTCGCTCGAAGAAGAGTACGCCTACCTCACGAGCGAAGAAGCCATTCTCGATTCCCTTTACGCCAACGACCTCTTGGATGAGGCCATTACCAACCTGGAGAGCAATGATGACGAAGACGACGAAGACCCCGACTTCAGCGAACCACGAAGCAGCGAAGATGCGCGTGCTGCGTGCACGGACCAACCTGCTGCTGACCCAATACTTCTGGGGCCGTCTGGCGCTGTACCTGAAGATGGAGCAGTCGACCGACATCCCCACGCTGTGTGTGGACGGTAAGCGGATCAAGTACAACCCCGACTTCATCATGTCGCTCAACGACGACCTGATCAAGGCAGCCATTGCCCACGAGATCGGTCACTGCATGTGGAACCACATCAGCCGTCGTGGCTCTCGCGATCCGCTGATCTGGAACTACGCTGGCGACTACGCCATCAACCAGATGCTCAAAGACGCTGGTTTCAGGATCGGCGACAAGTGGCTGTACGACCCCAAGTACAAAGGCATGTCGGCCGATCACATCTACGATCTACTCAAGAACGACAACAACGGCGGCCAAGGTTTTCAACCGCCCACTGGCATGGATGGCGGTAACGGCGGCCCGCTGTGCGAGATCGAAGACGCATCTGAGCACGCGTCTCCAGCCGAACGCGAGGCTTCTGAGATGCAGTGGAAAGTCGCTGTCACGGCAGCTGCACACGAGGCTAAGAAGCAGGGCAAGCTGCCTGGCGGCCTGGAGCGCTTCATCGACGACCTGACCACGCCCAAAGTGCCGTGGCGTGATGTGCTGTCGCGGTTCATCACCCAGATCGCCAAGAACGACTACAGCTGGGCTCGCCCGGCTCGCAAGTACCTGGCCATGGGCCTGTATGCCCCCTCGCTGTATAGCGAGGCCATGGGCCCGATCGACGTGGTGATCGACACGTCCGGCTCTATCGACCAGCCTACGCTCAACGCGTTCGGTAGCGAGATTGCAGCCATCGTGAACTCCGTGCGGCCTGAGCGTACGCGGGTGATCTACTGCGACGCCGCGATCAACCACATCGACGTTTTCGAGCCTGGCGAAGAGCTGCATTTCAAACTGCACGGCGGCGGCGGCACCGACTTCCGCCCGCCGTTTGATCTCATCGCCGAGGAAGGCACGCCGCCCGTTGCACTGGTGTACTTGACCGACATGTACGGCACGTTCCCCGAGCCGCAGGACTTTCCTGTGCTGTGGTGCGCCACTACCGACGTAGTTGGCCCGTTTGGCGAGACCATTCAGATCGAGGTGTAAGCGTGCATTTCACCACCTACTGGCAAATCGAAGATCAGTTCAAGCGGTATCCGAACGCCTTGCTCCTTACCCAACGGTACGACCAAGCCATCATTCGAGACGGCGAAGAGTTTGTATGTACCTTCGACAACGTCGAAGCCGTGCGTTTCAAAAAAGATGGGTCTTTGCTTTACACGTTGCCAAACCAACGCGGCATTCGGTGGATCAACGAGCTTGCGTACCCGACCGGCATTTTTGGGACGCGGCTGCTTCTTTGGAGGGGCGGGCTTGAAACTCACACAGCGTTAAAGCGCCCTAAGCTCGACCTTGCAATACCTTCAGATGCGACCAACTATCAGCGTTACAAGCTGATTCGCCAGGTCGGCAACTACGACGAGATACGCACGACAAAAACATTCTTGTACCACCCAGACGGCCAGCGTTTTGAAGTACCGGAAACTTCAGTGCCCAGGCGCAAGACACTTACTGCCGAGGGCAAAGAAATGCTGGACGCCGGCGTAAGACTGTTGAAAGAGCGCCTGGAGTTCCACAAAGCAAAGCACGTGCTTATGACTAAACCGCGCGATTTTCTATACATGATACGTTTTGACCGCTCTACGATTGCAAGCATTGCTAATCGCTGCAAATTCGGTAGTTCTGAAGAGATAGATGAGTACATCAAGTTGTGGGATTTTCACGCTATTAACGTGCCGCACCTTACGTCTCTTATAACCAGGCACAAGTACGTGTTTGCAGAAGCGTGGAACCTGCCTGTTACTTACGAGGAAGTGTGATGGGGTACAGAAGCGACGGAACTGTCCGCATAGCCGGCACCCGAGACGGCATTCTTGACGAGGTGGCCAAGCTCATGCTGACGGGAGATGAGCACATCAAGCACGTCCTTCTTAACGATTTTTCGATCGTGATGCACGGCGACGGTCTCATGCTTGGACTCGATTACGAAAATTGGAAGATGTACCCGAACTACACCGACGTCATCGCCATGAAAGCCGTCTGGAACCATTTCAAAGGCATGGAAGACAAGTTTGAAGGTGCGTGGATTCGTCTCGGTGAAGAAGACGACGATACAGAGATTCATTACTTTGGTGACGAACCGTACGAACTAGCGAACGTCGGACGGTCTATCCGCACACAGTTCGACATCTCTGCCGACGATGACATTCGCAAAACATCTAATGTCTAGCTTAGAATTGAACTCCACAAAAACTCAAGGAGAAGCCGTGATGACATCGTGGAGCTTCAGCAAGCTGTCGGACTTCGAGAAGTGCAAGTTCTATGCGTACCTCAAGCACGTGCAGCGCGTGCCCGAGCCCGAGCGCCCTCTGACGCCTGGCAAGACCGAGCACGCCAACGACCGCGGTTCTCGCATCCACGACAACTGCGAGCAGTACGTAGACGGCCGCATCGACGCTCTGGCGCCCGAGGCCGAGCTGTACTTCGGCCCCCAGCTCGATCTTCTCCGTCACCTGCACACCCTTGGCCAGGTCAGCCTGGAAGGCGAGTGGGGCATGACGTCCGACTGGGAACCGTGTGATTACAAAACTGCCTGGCTGCGCCTGAAGCTCGACGCCATCGTGTTTGTCGACGACACCGAAGCGGTGGTGATCGACTACAAGACCGGTCGCAAGTTCGGCAACGAGATCAAGCACGCGCAGCAGCTACAGCTGTACCAGCTGGTTTCCTTTCTGCGCTATCCCAAGCTGGAGAAAGTCACCGCTGAGCTGTGGTATCTGGACCAGCCCGATGGTCAGAACATCACGTCGCAGACCTTTACTCGTCCCCAGGGTCTGCGCTTTCGCACCGGCTACGAAAAGCGTGCTACAGCCATGCTGACCTGCACGGACTACAAGCCGGCAGCCAATATCCACGCCTGCAAGTGGTGTCAGTACGGCCCCTGGAACGGTGGTCAGTGCGTTGACGGCGTACAGAACCCTAAGCCTGTCAAGTTTCATCCGCGTCGGTAGCTAGCGGATTGTGGCGGGCAGCAAGGGTGCGTCCAGACCTGCCTGCTGGTAAAGGGTGCTACCGGGTACGCGACACCACCACCCTCCCCTCCCCACCTTGCCCCGGCCAAGGAACGCACACGCCGGGACCCTCAACACAGGTGCATACATGTCAACACGCCTTGACCTCATCGTCGACATGCACGTCGCAAAACAGCGGCTGACTGGCAAGCCTGTTGAGTACGGCGGCCAGACCTTCGACACCAGCACTCGCATCCATGTAGCTCTGCTACGCATGGCTGTGGCCTTTGACCTTTCTCGGAAGACCTATGAGGACGAAACCTTCTTTCACTCCCTTCAATCACCAGCTCAAGAGCCTCAAGCACGCTGACACGACCGACTACGTCTTTGACTGCAGCGACCCCGGCACTGGCAAGACGCTGGTAGCCATCCTGGACATCGAGCGCAAGCTCAAGCGCCACAAAGGAGCTGCTGCTCTCGTGCTGGCTCCAAAGTCCCTTCTTCGGTCTGTCTGGTACAACGACGCGAAGAAGTTCGCCCCCGGCTTGAAGGTCGCGGTCTCGACGGCTGGCAAGCACGAGGCGGTGTTCAACGAAGAGGCCGACGTCTATGTGACCAACATCGATGCGGTCAAGTGGCTGGCCAAGAAAGCTGGTAGCAAGGCCTTCTTCAAGAAGTTCAAGTACCTGGCCATCGACGAGTCAACCGCTTACAAGCACCACACCAGCCAGCGCAGCCGCGCCGCTGCCAAGGTGGCCAAGCACTTCCAGTACCGGCGTCTCATGACCGGTACTCCTAACAGCAACAGCATCACTGACGTCTGGCACCAGATGCTCCTGGTCGACGGCGGCTCGCGCCTGGGCGGCTCGTTCTTTGCGTTTCGCAACACGGTCTGCGAAGCTGTCCAGGTCGGGCCCAAGGTCAACCACCTCAAGTGGCAGGACAAGGAAGGCGCCGAAGAAGCCGTGTTCGGCACGATCATGGACGTGGTGGTGCGTCACAAGTTCGAGGACTGCGTGGACATTCCGCCCAACCACGAGTACGCCGTGCCGTACCAGATGAGCTCCCGGCAGCGCGAAGCCTACGACGAGATGCTTAACGGCATGGTGATCCAGGTCTACGGCTCGCTCGATGCCGTGGCCATGGCCAAGCTCAAAGGCGTCAAGCCTGTGCCCATCACCGAGGTGAGCGCGGTGCACGCTGGCTCCATGCAGCAGAAGCTGTTGCAGATTGCGTCCGGCGCCGTGTACGACGGCAAGGGCAGCTATCACCTGATCGACACCACTCGCTACGAAATGGCGCTCGACATGATCGAGGCCCGTAAGCACAGCCTGACGTTCTTCCTGTGGACACACCAGCGTGACTACCTGATCAAAGAGGCAGAGCGCCGAGGCATCACGTTCGCCACCATCGACGGCAACGTCGGCGAGGCAGAGCGCGACGTCATCGTGAAGAACTACCAGGCTGGCCGATACCAGACCGTGTTCGCTCATCCTAAATCTGCTGGCCATGGCCTGACCTTCACGCGCGGTACCGCCACGCTCTGGGTGTCACCGACGCCAGACGCCGAGATTTACACGCAGGGCTCCAAGCGCCAGCACCGCCTCGGCCAGACCCAGAAAACCGAGACCATCATGCTCGTGGCAGAAGACTCTGTCGAGCAGCGGGTCTACGAGTCGCTGACCAACAAACGCGCCCGCATGAAGACGTTTCTCGACCTGCTTGAGACTGCCGTATGACGCCTTTACAACAGCGAGTGTTCGAGCGGTGCAAAGAGGAAGGCGACTGTTGGATTTGGCAAGCAGCCTTGGCCAACGGGAGGCCCTTTATGTGGCGCGGGCAGAAGCAGGGCTACGTGCGCCGTTGGGTGGCACAAGACCTAGGCAAGCCTATCGGTCCAAAGGTCCGCTACTCGTCGATCTGCGAGAACCCCCTTTGTGTGGCCCCGCATCACCTCAAGCAGCTGTCACTGAAAGCGTTTCTCACCATGGCAGCCAAGCGAAAGTCGCCAGCCGTGCGAGTCAAGGAACGCGCCAAGCAGTCGGCTCGACGCCAAGCCAAAGCGCTACTCAAGCCAGAAGATGTGGCATACATAAGAGAGAACCCTGATGGTATGACTAACAAAGCGCTGGGAAAAAAGTTTGGCTGCAGTGCCACGTTAGTGTGGGACGTGCAGCACTACCGAAGCTATAAAGACCACAACGTGGCCGTCAACCCATTTACGCACATGATCACCTGGGCAGGGAGATGACATGGGCTGGAAATCTGCCATACCTGCTGAACTGCTTAAAGTTGCCGAGAAGCCCAAGTTCAAGCGGCCGGTCGTACCGCTGCACAAGCCAAACTTCAAAGGGATTGTGACGGTCGACTTTGAGACCTACTACGACGCCAACTACACGCTCAAGAAGCTCAGCACGTCCGAGTACATCCGCCACGACATGTTCAAGGTGCAGATGGTCGGCATCAAGATTGGCCGCGGCAAGACCAAGGTCGTGACGTGGGAGAAGGCCCAGGCAATCTTCGATCAGATTGACTGGCACTGCGCCGCACTGCTGTGCCACAACACGGCGTTCGACGGCTTCATCATGAGCCATCACTTTGGCATTGTCCCTGCCTACTACTACGACACGCTGTCCATGGCTCGCGGCTTGCACAGCAACGAGATTGGGGCCAGCCTCAACGACGTCGCACAGTTCTACGGCAAAGGCAGCAAGCTCGATGGCGTGCTGGAGACCACCAAAGGTGTCTTCGAGTGGGACGCCGCGCTGTTCAGAGCAGTGACGCCATACTGTGCGCAGGACGTCGACCTTACCTTCGACATCTTTGTCGAGATGGTGAAGAAGTACCCGGCCGATGAGATGGACCTGATCGACCTGACGATCCGCATGTTCTGCGATCCGGTTCTGCTGGTAGACACCGACCGCGTGCAGGCCGAGTACGAGCGTGAGATCGAGCAGCGCACCAAGACGTTCTACGCCGTAGTGACGCCGTCGCACTACGAGCCTGGTGGCAAGCTGCACGACCCCGTGTTGTACAAAAAGCTGCTCAAAACTAAAGCTGAACGTGAGCTGCCCACGACTGAGCGGCACATGCTGCTGGCTAAACGAATCATTGGCAGCAACGAACTGTTTGCCGACCTGCTTCGCGCCGAGGGCATTGAGCCGCCTGTCAAAGAATCTCCTGCATGGCTCAACAAAGACCCCTCTGAGCGCAACGAAGAAGACCGTTACGGCTACGCGTTCAGTAAAACCGATCTGGAGTTCATCAACCTGCCTGACGACATCGACGTATGGCGAGGTGCTCTGAACCCGGACCGCAAGAAGGACATGGCCATCATTCTGGCCAGACAAGACCGGCTGCGCGCTCTAGTGAACTGCCGGCTGCAGGTAAAGTCCACGGGCAACATTACCCGCGCTGAGCGCTTCCTAGAGGCCGGTCGCGACGGCATGTGCCTGCCAGCTGGCTACGCCTACTACCGGGCCCATACCGGCCGCTGGGGCGGCAACAACAAGATGAACATGCAGAACCTCACCCGTGGTGGTGAGCTGCGGCTGTCCATCCTGGCGCAGCCTGGGCACCGCCTGGTTGTGGTGGACTCGGGTCAGATCGAGGCGCGCGTCAACGGCTGGCTGTGGGGCCAAGAAGACCTCTTGGACGCTTTCAGAAGCTCTGACAAGTGGGACAAGAAAACCATGGGTACAGCCCGTGGCAAAGACCGTGACGCCTACTGCAAGTTTGGCGACCTGGTCTACGTCGGGCGAGAGATCACGACCGACGACAAGATGGAACGCTTCGTTGGCAAGGTCTGTGTGCTGGGCCTTGGCTACGGCATGGGCGCGCCTAAGTTCCAGATCACACTGGCGCGCGGCGCGCTTGGTGGTCCCCCCGTGCATTTCGACATCAACGAGTGTCACCGCATCGTCAACGCGTACCGGCGTGTGAACAGCAAGATCGTCGAGGGCTGGGCAAAGTGCACCAGGATCATCGAAGACATGGCTGCCGGCCGCACCGGTGCGCACAAGTGCATCAGCTGGGAAAAAGAGACCATCTGGCTGCCTAACGGCATGTGTCTGAAGTACCCAGACCTGAAGTCAGAGGTGAATGAAGACGGCTACACACAATGGACGTACCGCAGCGGCGACATGCGCACCAAGATATACGGCGCGCTGCTCTGCGAGAACCTGGTGCAAGCTCTGGCCCGGATCATCGTCGGTACGCAGATGCTGTGGATTTACAAAGACGGCATGCGCGTCGTGATGACCACGCACGACGAGGTCGTCACGATGGTGCCTGAAGACATCGCTGACTGGGCGTACGACAAGATGTACCACCACATGACGACGGCACTTCACTGGTGCCCCGACATCCCGCTCGCCGCTGAAGGCGGGCATGACATCAACTACTCAAAGTGAGGACATATGTTTGGTATAGACCCATGGACATTTCCCGGTGTTAGTTCATACGAAGAAGCCCGCAGGCTGTATGCCGAAAGCCCGTTGCTAACGAGTAATCCTGCTTTTCGGTGCATGCGCACCAAACGCAAGAACGATGACACCGGCACAGTGTGGATGGACGGTGACGCTGTCGTCTTTCGCTTGTACCGGACAGACATGGTTGTCTGGCGGCCCGACCGGATTGTGGTTATGCGCCACGACTCTCGCAGCTCAGCGGGTTTTGCTGACCGGTTACTTCCGCATTCGCTGGACGCGTACATGCGCTTCAATGAAATGGTAATCAACAGACTTCACACCACAAACCAGTGGGTGATCGACAAAATCGGCGACACGTGGGTTATAGACCCGAGCACTCTGGTCAAACACGACAAGATGCTGCTCGACCTCAAAGTTCTGGCCAGGATGCGCAAACGCGCTAAACCGTTTCTTGAATATGTACATGCGCGAAAAACACTTTTGAACGACCGTGATGTGTACCGGGCAGACTCGAGATATCCGCAGTCGGCAGTTCACCTGCTTATTCGACGCGTTGACGACCAAGCGAGCTTTCCGCAGCTCTACAACGTCGTCAAGTCTGCAATGGAGCTCGACAAAATTTCCAAAGACTTGCCCGTCATGCTTGCGCTGTCCGAAGGCGGGTACAAAAAGCAAGCGTGCGAGCCGGGCCACAAGCCCGACAACCCGTACTGGGTCAGTGCGTTTTCGCATCTAATTTCTAATTGCGAAACGTAAAACTTTCTTTTATACTCAATCCACCAAGGAGAACGCATGGCAACAGCCACCGCCGCCAAAACCAGCCGACCTGTACCCGTCGGCAAGCTCATCGACCAGTACTGGGCCGCTCGCGAAGAAAAGCGCCGGCTCGAAGCTGAGGTCAAAGAAGTCGAGACCGCCATGGCCAACATCGAGCAGCAGCTCATGGAGAACATGGAAGCCAACGGGCTCGACAAAGCCACTGGTACCAAAGCCTCTGTTTCGATCTCCACGTCCACCGTCGCCGACGTCAAGGACTGGGACGAATTTTGGAAGTACATCTTCCGCAACAAGTACTCGCACCTGCTCCAGCGGCGCGTGTCTGAACCTGCTTACCGTGAGCTTCTTGAAGCGGGTAAGAAAGTACCGGGCGTTGAGCCCTTCACCAAGCGCAAATTGAATCTGCGCTCCATCTAAGCTCTCAAGGAGATTCCTACAATGGCAACCAAGAAAACTGCCTCTACCGCCGTCGCTACCCGCGCTGCAACCGGCGTCGTGTCCGTCCAGGACATGCTCAAGTCCCAGCTGGCCAAGCTCAAGGACAAGACCGGCAACACGGGCGGCGGCAACAACATCCGCGTGACCCAGGACAAGCAGTTCCAGCTGCCCGACGGCACTGTGACTCCCGGCCCGCTGCAGCTCATCGTGGTGGACTTCAACTCGCAGAACTTCTTCTACCCCGGACGCTACGTCAAGGGTCAGGTGAACCCGCCTGTGTGTTTCGCCATCAGCGAGAGCCCGCGCGGCATGGTGCCGTCTGACAACAGCCTGGACAAGCAGTCCGAAGGCTGCGACGACTGCCCCATGAACCAGTTCGGCAGCTCGGAGAACGGCGAGGGCAAAGCCTGCAAGAACTCCCGCGTTCTGGCTGTGCTGCCGCCCGATGCCGACGACAGCACGCCGATGTGGCTGCTGCGCACATCTCCCACGGCCACCAAGACCTGGGACGCGTATGCCAAGAGCGTCGAGCGCATGTTCGGCGTGCCGCCCGCTGGCGTGATCACGGAGGTTTCGTTCGATCCGAACCAGACCTACGCCACGCTGACGTTCGGCGAGCCGCAGCCGCACAACAACACCTCGGCCGTCAACGGCGCGCGTCTGCAGGAAGCCGCTGCGCTGCTGGCCGAAGAGCCGGACGTGACCGTGCAGCCTGCCGCTGCGGCCAAGCCTGTCAAGGCCGCGCCGCGTCGTCCCGTGGCCACTGCACGTCGCTGAGGTAACGCATGTCGGTCAGGAAGTTCATGATCCATCAAGCACTGGAATCTTTCAGCGCCTTGAACCGGCACATTGGCGGCCTGACCGAGCAAGAGGTACTGGCGGCGCTTGAGCTAGAGGCCGCCGTACAAAGACGAGGCACGGTCATCGACCGCCTCATTTCCAGGGCTGCTCGCCTTAACGAGCTTAACTACTCACGCCAACTCAAGGAGAAATACCATGGCACGACCCATCGACGAAAAGAAAACCGCAATCAAGGAGCTGACGGCAGCTCTGAAGGCCAAGGCAGCTGAACTGAAGCCCTACCAGGCTGCGCTGAAAGAAGCGCAGGCTGCTGTGGCCAAGGCTCAGAAGTCCGCAGCCGCAGCGGAAAAAAAGCTCGCCAAGGCTACCGCCGCGGCCGAGCAAGGCAAGGCCAAGATCGAAGCCAAGCTGGCCAAGCTGCAGGGTTAACCCGTAACCCAAACGGGGGAGTGTCAGGTGCGTTTTTAGCATCTACACTCCCCACCGCTTCGAAATTCGAACTTCTAACGGAGAGTGCCAATGAACCACATCATGGTGGACTGCGAGACTTTAGGGACGACTGCCGACGCTGTGATTCTCAGCATTGGCGCCGTCAAGTTCAACCTTGAAACCGGCGACATCGACGATGCCGGTTTCTACTCTTCGGTCTCGATTGAGTCCAACCTGGCGTGGAAACGACGTGTTCAGGAAGACACCCTGCTTTGGTGGATGAACCAGGAAGCGGCAGCTCGCCAAGTGTTTTTCGAACCCAAGGACACGCTGGAAGAGGCTCTGGTCAACTTCAGCGACTGGATCGGCAACGGCGATTTTCATGTCTGGTCCAACGGCGCTGACTTCGACATTCCTATGCTGGCCCATGCGTTCAGCACCTGCGGCATTGAAATCCCCTGGAAGTTTTTCAACTCCCGCTGCTTCCGCACGTACAAGAACCTGCCCGGCGCGCGGCAGGTAAAGGCCCCCGCAGTTGGCGTCAAGCACAACGCCATGGCCGACGCCTACAACCAGGCTGTACATCTGTGCGCAATGCACGCAGCTCTATTTGCGAAACAGAAGGTGAAGGCATGATTGAGGTCGCACCTTCTGCCGACGAAATCCAGTATGGCGGCAGTCACTACAAAGACATGCAGGTGCAGCCGTGGCACATCATGGAAGCCACGCTGACCCGCGAGGAATTCATCGGGTTCCTCAAAGGCAACATCATCAAGTACGGCATGCGCCAGGGCCGCAAAGACAGCCCTGACGCTGACAAGTGCCGTCACTACATCATGAAGCTTGACGAGGTTTTGGGCCGTGGCCGCCAAACCTGAGAACACCTTCAGACGTACAAGGAGCTTGTATGGCGCAGCAACGCAAGTGGAACAGTCCGACAGATACTGGAACATACGCGTCTTGGCGCGCAATGCGCGGCCGGTGTTTGAATCCATCAAACGCCGGTTTTGAACATTACGGTGCCCGTGGCATAAAAATCTGCGACGAGTGGGTCAACGACTTTGACCAATTTTATGCAGACATGGGAGATCGGCCCGCTGGACACACTCTAGAGCGCAAAGACAACACGGCGGAGTATTCAGCAGCAAACTGCAAGTGGGCGACCCGTGCAGAGCAAGTAGACAACCGCAAAACCACAGTTTTTGTCACTCATGACGGCGAGACGCGCACGCTTTCAGCCTGGGCGAAACATCTGGGTGTTCCGTACTACATGCTATGGAACCGTATCCAGTGCCACGGCATGGACCCAGCAAAAGCGTTGACTGCGGAGCGGTTTAAGCCAAAAACGTGGTTGCATGGATCGCTTCGCGGATACACGAAAGGCTGCCGCTGTGAGCAATGCAAAGCTGCGCGGAGCAACTATTACCGGCTACGGAAAGCTTCATCGGATGTCTCAAAAACCTGAAACGACTTTTATCAATGCTGTACACCGCCACCTTCCTTCGGAGGTGTACCGCATGAAAAATTCGAACCCATACAACAGCGGCATCGCCGACTGCTGGTACAGCAGCGTGTGCGATGCCTGGATCGAGTACAAGTTCATCGTAGTGCCCAAGCGATTCAGCACCATGATTAACTTGACGGGCGGCAAGAACCCGCCCATCACGCCACTTCAACAGAAGTGGCTTCACGAGCGGCACAGCGAAGGCCGCACTGTGCGTGTCATTGTAGGGTGCGCTGACGGCGGCGTGGTGTTCCAGGAATTGTCTTGGGAATACCCGATAACTGCCGGCGACTTCTACGACCAGGTCATCAGCCGCAAAGACCTGGCTGCTTACATCTGCAAACTGGTCGAGCACCCACTCTGATTCGTTAGGGTTACTACCAACTCATTCCCCCTTTGGTGGAAACCACACAGCGAGGCGGGTATATTACCCAGCACTCTCTGCGTCACTGCATTCAACCAGGAGAGTTTTTAGTGGATACATAACACGGGGGTTGTCATGAAAGACACCGATGAAGGGCTATACCAGCTCTTGGAACGCATCCTTTATGAAGCGTCCGAACCTTTAGATGCGCACCAGATTTACGACATGGCCGAAGTGCGCGCCATAGCTGTTTCACCCAACCGGGTTTCGGATTACTTGGGCAACATCTGGCGCAAAGGCCTGGTGTCACGCATACCCAGCGGCTCAGGCGGTCGAGGCCCGCGATGGAAGTACCAGTGGAAAAACAAGGTGACAAGCAATCAGACGGCCATCGAGTACACGCCTAAGCTGCTGGTGCACAGACCCACGGTGGTCATTACCGAAGAAGGGCTGACCATGCAGATTGAGATGCCCGAGCTCACCATCATCATCAGGCAGAAGAAACCGTAGCATGCTCGACGAAGCAGACACCAAAACCGCCGCCAGTCAGGGCTGGCAAGTGTGCGAGGTCTTTGACCTCAAGACCAAGGCGGTCGTGCTGCAAATACTTCCTACTGATTTCAAACGGCTCTCTTCGCACCAGGCACTGCGCATGGTGATGGAGAGAGCCAAGCAGCACGATGCGCTGTCTATCAAGGCGTTGACCTTGGTCGCACGCTCTAATGTCTATCAACGAAAAGGCAGAAAGAAATGAAGCTCTCGCTTTCCCTTGGAATGATCCAGCTCCAGGAAAAATTTAATCAGCGCATCGACCCGAACTGGCGTGAGCGCAATTTTGATTTCGGCCGCGCCATATTCGTTGAGTCGGCCGAGCTGGCAGAACACATAGGGTGGAAGTGGTGGAAACATCAGACATCTAACGTAGAGCAGGCTCGCTTAGAGCTGGTAGACATTTGGCACTTTGGCATGTCCATGGTCATGCAAGTCGCTGACAATCACGAAGAAGCAGCTCAGATCATCACGCAGCAGTGGTCGGTGCCAAGCTCAGCCATTCTTGTCGCACGGGGGATTGATCAGGAACCGCACGTGGTTGCGGACATGCCATTGCTCGACCTGGTAGAGGTAATGGCTGCAGGCGCGACCATGCGGAATACTTTCTTGATTCCGATGTTCCACGAGCTTTGCAACCGCCTGCACATGACACCTGAGCTGCTGCACAAGCTCTACATATCAAAGAACGCGCTCAACGACTTTCGTCAAGCCAACGGCTACAAGCAGGGCACATACCTGAAAGTTTGGTACGGGCAAGAGGACAACGAAGTGCTGATGGACATCGTAGACCAGATGCCTGACGTCACCTACGAGACTGTGACCAAGGCTCTGGAAGCTGCGTACAAACAGGTTGCCCCATGACTACCCTGGGCGTAGAAGAAGCGGCCAAGCTGCTGCGGATCAGTCCGCGCACGCTGGCAGCGCGTGCTAAGGCCCGGGTTATTCCGGGTGCCAAGATCGGGCGCGAGTGGGTGTTCCTGGAAGTAGACTTGCTGGCTTTTCTACGCCAGCAGTACACCAAGGAGCCAGCGACATGTCCCTCTACAAGCAAAAAGGCAGTGAGGTCTGGTGGGTCAGTATCTCGCATCCAAACCACCCCCGGCTACGTCGGTCAACTGGAACAACTGATCGCACGGAAGCGCAGCGCGTCCACGACGCGCTCAAGGCAGAACTCTGGCGCGTAGCGCCGGCTGCAGCAGGGATCATGTGGAGCGACGCTGTGCTAGCCTGGACCAACATCGAAGAGCGCTCTGAATCCGAGCTGCTGAGCCTGCGCAAGTTCGCCCGCCACTACACCGACCGCCCCATACACCGCGTTGCCGGGCTCGACATCGAGCGAGCGCTTTCGTTCTGCCAGACCGCGGGCACTTACACCCGCTACCGCACCATGATTGTGGCCATCCTCAACGTGGCCAAGAAGCGCGGCTGGCTCAGCCAGCTGCCCGACATCCCTGTGCGCAAGGACAAGAAGAAAAAGTCCCGGCGCTGGCTCACACCCGACGAATGGAAAAAGCTCCATGACACTCTTCCGCTCCACCTCCGTGCCCCCGCTGTTTTATCCATCAACACAGGACTGCGACAGTCCAACGTGTTCAAGCTGCGGTGGCGACAAGTTGACCTCGAACGGCGAGTCATCACACTGGACCCAGAGGACGTCAAGGACGACGACGGACTGGCAGTTCCACTCAACGACACGGCAGCTGCCTGCATCAAAGCCCAGGAAGGGCTACATGATGAGTTCGTCTTTACGTACCGCGGCAAGCCGATTGGCAAACCAAAGGCGGGCTTCTATGGAGCGTGCGTACGCGCAGGACTTGGCGCGTATCTCGGAGCAGCAGAAAGCCTGGGAAGCGCTCGAACAGAAGCTAGCGGAGACGATGATGACGCGGGCGGAGTTCGATACTCTGGCTTCACCTGGCACGGCCTCAGACACACCTGGGCCACCTGGCACGCCCAAAACGGCACGCCTCTGGAAGTCCTTCAGAAACTGGGTGGGTGGTCAGACTTGAGAATGGTCATGACCTACGCCCACCATGCTGCCGGCCTGACGGCACGGTACGCCAACAACGTGAGGTCTGAATGACCTGGCCCTTCCCCAACAAGCCCCCTGTGACGCCCGTGCGCGAGCCTAAACGGCCCAAGCCACTCTACCCTGACGACATGCCTGCAGCGCCGTTCTGCGGTCGTCTAAGCCGCTATGACACGATGTTATGACACGGTGTGCCGCCATGCCCCACAGCGAGCTGCACTATGACGATCATCTACGCATGAAAAAAGCACCTAGCGTTTCCGCTAAGTGCTTGTTTCTGTTCGATATTCTTGGTAGGCGCAGAGGAATTCGAATCCCCGACCCCCACCATGTCAAGGTGATCCAATGGCGGAAAAATACATTCAGTTCAAGAACTTAACCGTATCTATGTCAAAAATTTATGACAAAGACGACATCCAGGTCTCGCGCTGGCTGAACCAGCCTGGGTTCATGCTCATGGATGTCAGCAGCCGGGACGACCGGCACTACGTGGTTGGCATCCTGAGCCCGACGTACCTCGGGGGCGGGACAAGTAACATCATTGTCGGCCCATTCGACTCAAAGGCTGCCGCAGAAAAGTTTGTACTAGCCGCACACGAGTACCGGACCGCACGCGCCAAGCTGGTCGGAGAGTACCGTATATGACCTCTCCCGAAATCGTGAAGTTGGTCGCACCTGACGACCCGGCCATCTGGACGTTTGTCAGCCGCAAGGGTTCGTTCATCACCGACGTGAGCTATGTCCGGGAAGCGAAACCCAGCGCGATCGTCTGGATACGGCACTACCCGCCTATCGCGGGGGTCACAGCCTACGAAGTCATCCGCGTCGGGCTCTTCACATCAGCCGAGGAAGGGAACCTGTTCCTGACCAAAGTACGGGAGTTCCGACGAGCTCTCGACATGCTCCAGAGCACTTAAACACTTGCCGAACGCCTCCACCCACCATGCTGCACTGCACAACGCGTACATTAAACCCACACGAAAAACGACAGACCGGCAGAAAAAAGGGGCCCTTTCCCCTATGAGCCTTCTATTCTTCTATTCTTCTATTCTTCTTCTTCTTCTAGAAAGAAAGAGAAAAGAGAAAATAGAGAGTAGGTATAGAGGGAGGAAAGGGTGTTTGGAATAGCAGATTGGCAGGACCAGTTTCTGCCTGTTAGGACAGGTACATGTACTCCAATTTTCTTCTTGGTAAGCTGAAGATCACTGAAGCCGCCCGCATGAAACTCAACCGCACGCCGTTGGACCTTGTGGCCAGGCATGCAATAGGAGATCACGGTCTGGTGACTCCGCAGGAGCTGCAGGCAAACAGCGAGGCCATGAAGACCGCAGACCAGATTGTCTCGCGCTATCTGATTGACCCGACAGACCCAGCGCAAGGTCGGGTGCTCGTCGTCACCGACGAGAGCTGGGAAACCACCACTGTGAAACTAGAAAGCGAACTATGAAGTTGTTCTTCCTCATTGCCAAAGCAGTTGTGTTTGCGTTCAAAGCCGTGCGCGCTGCTGCCGGCATACTGCTGGTGCTCCATGGCACCTACAAGTGGGCCACGCTGAACGGACTCGTTCGCTGACCACTGACTCACTGCGAAGCTGATTTCTAACCGAGGCCCCGAGGGGCCTTTTATTTTTTCTGTACCACTAGGTATGGGGCGCAAAATTACTGGACCCAGTTTTTGTACAGCGGGTTAGCGGGGAGTGATTCAAGGAACGACTCGTTTATGGGCTGCGCGAAACTGTCCACGATCTGCTCGACCATCGGGCCGCCGAGCGAGAAGATGTCCTGGCCAGCGTCCACACCGATGGTGCCCACGCCCAACAGGCCCGCCCGCTCGATGCCATGCAGCACCCAGTCACCCGGGTCCATGCCCTGCATGTATGGGGGCAGCTCGCCACCGCCCTGGATCAGCCCCTTGGTGATGTCGCTGGCGATCATCACTGGCACGTACCACATGAAGGCCGCGATGGGGGCCATGTTGCCCTCGCCCATCTCGTTCACGGCCCGCTTCAGGATGGTCATGTGGAAGCTGTACATGAACTGCTTGAGGTGGAAGAACATGCTGTAGTGCGGGTCGCTCGACCAGCCCGGGCGCTGCGCCGCGTTGGGCGTGATCACAGCGCCGTGCACCCAGCGGGACAGGGCATAGTGCAGCTTGCCGATCTGGCGCTGTGCCGCTGCCTGCTCCATGTTGGTCGCTGCCGCCAGCGCGCGCCAGTCTGTGATCAGGTTCCCGTCGGCGTCCAGATGGATGTCCGCTGGCTTCAAGCCCAGCTCCTGCAGCCACCGCGCACTGTGTGCATCCGGCAGGCTCTTGTGGCGCTGGATGAACAGTACCGCTGCCTTGGTCGCTCCAGCACGCATGCCGCGGTTCCAGCCCTCCATGCCGTTGAGCTGGAAGAACATGTCGTTGACCTTTTTGGCGCCCTTGCTCATGTACACCGAGGAATACTCGTCCGAGACGAAGTGCCCGAACATGGCCGCGTCGATGATGCCGGCGTCCATGGCCAGCTTGTCCCACTTGTCCATGGTGCGCTCACTGGCCTCGCCTCGGAACATGTCGCCCCAGCTGCGCACCACCTCGGTCATGCCCTTCATGAACGACTCGAACGCTTCCTTCATCGAAGCGCCTCGGGCCACCATGCCCAGTGGGTCCACCACAGAGGCGAACAGCGTGAGCGGCAGCAGGCGGATGTTCTGGTACACCGTGGCCCAGGCAGAGGTGTCGCGCCACAAGCTGCTGATGTCCTTGCCGAGCGTGCCCTCCATGGCGCCGACCGACGTCATGATCTGCTCGTACTGACGGTCAGCCCATTCGAACGCGGCTTTCTCGGAATCGAACAGGCCTTCAGAGGCTTTGCGCTTGGCCGCTCGTTTCAGCTCTTCCTTGGTCATCTCCAGCGAGGCCTTGAGCTTTTCCCCGTTGTTTCCAAACCGGCTGACGTACTCGGCAGAGCGCGCACCGTTGTGGAAGTACTGGGTCAGCGTGGTGATGGCGTTCTTTTCGAGGAACGGCTCGGCGTCCTCCGACTTCAGCCAGGCCAGCTCCCGCACTTCTTTCTGCTGGAAGAACGGGGCCAGCACGCCGTCCTCACGGCTAGGCCCCATGTGGTTGTCTGCCGACACGGAGTTGTTCACCAGCGCCAACAGGATGCGCTGAGCCACATCGTCTTTGGTCAGCTTGTTGTCAGATGCGGTCACGCCGGCCGACAGGATGTCGTCGTACTTGGCTTTGAGCATGTCGGTGAACTCGCCGGCCTTGCCCATGAGCATGTCCGGGTTCCACACACGTGGGAAGTAGAACGGGCCGCGGTCGCCCATCTCCACGCCACTGTCCTCGACCATGTACTGGCGGAACCGCTGCAGCAGCGCCCGAATCTTCTTGGCCGCCACGCGGTTGGGCTTGTAGGCGATCTGGTCCAGGTTGTCCTGCTCCATCTGCAGCGCCTTGGTGACTTCCAACAAGTCGTCGTTGGACAGCCCCCGGATCGCCTCACTCAGCAGGTTCTTGTACTGGGTGGCGTGCCGCAGCTTGGCGTTGAGGTACCCCTCGGCATCGGTACCGTGCTCGGCCTCGCCCGGGTTGGTCCAGAACTGCTTGGCCAGCATACGGGCCGTCGGGCTGTCGCTGGTGTTCATGATGGTCTGGGCAGGCAGCACCAGGCTGCGGGCCTTCTGGAGCACCTTGTCGATCTTCTTGAGCCGGCGCGGGGTCCAGGTGCCCTTTTCTACGGCCCCCCGGATCACTTTCCCGGCCACGCTGGGGCCCCCGGCGAACTTACCGTCCCGAAAAGCCTCCAGAATGGCCGTAGCGCGCTCAGAATCAGTCACCCTACCCGCTACCCTTGCCAGGAACGCTTTGAGCTTGCCAAAGAGCGTTTTGGGGGCTTCTCCGGGCAGCTTGATCTTGCCGGCCATCCAGAACTGGAACATGTAGGCCAGCCGTTCCTCGGCCGAGTTGCGGTACTGCTCCAAAGCTGCTGGATATTTATCCAGTAGTGCCACGGTCCGCTCGTTCAGCTCGGGGTCCATGACCAGGGCCTGCAGCGCCTCGCGGGCGTCGTTGTTGTCCTTGGCGAACTTGCTGAAGAACGCGTGCAGCGCCTCGTGGTAGGCCACCTGCATGGCCCCCGGCGCGCTGGTCATGGCGATCTCGATGACGTTGTCGGCCTCGATCCACTCACCCGAGTAGCCGGTCAGCTCCTTGAAGTCCACCTTGATCTGCGGCCCCAGGACCTTCCTGATGAAGTCCTTGGCCTGCTTGATTTCCTCTGGCGTGGCCGGCCGGGCGGAGTCGGTAGGGTCTTGGGCGTTGAGCTTACGGTTCCCAGTCCCACTTCGGGACGTCTGCGGCTTTCCCACGGGAGCCCCGGCCTCCTTGGCCGAGGCAGGTTTGGCAGGCGAAACGGCAGGTGCCTGCGCAGGCGCCTGCCGTTTGCCTGCCGTTTTGGCCAGGCTGTCACGGTAGGCAGCCAGCGCCTTGTCGGACGCAGCGTTGATCTGGGCACGGGTCAGCACCGACACCTGTTGCACATTGCCCAGGTTCGGTGCTTCGCCCTGGATAGCGTCCAGCATCTTCTGGAAGTTCGCCGAGGTGATCTTGCTCGCCTGGTCTGCAGGGGCCATAGCACGCATGAGGGCGATCTTCATGGCCGGTGTCGCGTTGGCGTTCTTGATGACGAGCGCCAGGTCCTTGCGCATCTGCATCAGACCAGGCAGGTCGTCCTCTGCATACGAGCGCATCATGTCCTTGTTCAGCGCCACGGCTGCAGGCATGGCCAGGTGCAGGCCGCCTACCACCCCGCCTTTACCATCGTACTCAGGCCGGGACGCCATGCGCATCCAGTTCAACACCTGCTCGGCGCCCTCGGCCGGGTCTTCTATCAGCTGGCCAGCCAGGCGCTCGCCCAGGGCTACGCCATCGCTGTCCATACGGCCCTTCTTGAACGCCGTGGTCTTGGCGCCCTTGGTCGTCGCCCCCTCGGTCACAGACTGCCGGCGCTGCTCGGCGAACTCATCACGAATCTCGTCCTGCTTCTGCGGCCGAAAGCTATCCAGCGGCGTTACGTTGGAACGGCTGCTGCGCTCGGGCGCCTTGCGGTCGGTGCGGTTGTCAGTGATCACTCGGCCGTCAAAGCGCCCGCCGCCCTCTTCGCCGCGCTCGACCGTGGTGTTCAAACTAGGGAACACCGCCCGCTGTCCGGTCTTGGCAATCTTCCTGTTCTTCGGCGTGACAATTTCAGAGGGCTCCTGCTCTATGCGGGAGTCAGCCACGAAGATTTCGTCGTCGGGCACCGGGGTGGAGTCGTCCTCGCTGTCTCGCACACGGTTGGCTTCCACCCGGCGCGGGTCTGCAGGACCAGCGATCGCGGCCATGCGCGTGATGCTGGCGGTCTTCATCTGCCGGCCGTAGGCCAGCCTACCTACCGTGTTGGTCGCCAGCATGAGGTCGTCTGGCAGGCCATCGTTGAAGCTGACGACACGGCCGCCCTCGTTGTAGAACGTGGGCAGCTCGGAGGCATGCCCCGACGCCAACATCATGCCGACGCCATCCAGCAGGTCTTTGATGTACTGCTCGTTCTTGGCTCGGTTGGACTGCACAGGGCCGCTACCCTCGAAGTCCATCGGCTCGCTC